TCGCGTTGAAGCTCTAGCACGCGCTGAAAGTCCCGCAATTGTGGTGGAACCGATCAGCGACACAGCGCAAGAAAATACAAGCCTGCCAACGCTTGACTGGAGTTTGACCGTGCGCATTGCCGTGATCGTTCGAGGCATCGCCCCGGATCAGCTAGCTGATGCCACCATCCAATCCCTCCACGGCAAGGTGATGGCGGATCTCACGCAGGGTGGTTACGCGATGGATACCATTCCTCAGGACGTAAACTGGCAATTGATTGAAGCCGACCAACCAGCCGGCGTCGTCATGTGTGATTACATCATTCGTTATCGCACCTCACTCACTAATCTTGCGAGCACGTAATGGCTACGATGGTGGATGAATACTGGGGCCAGGGTGGTACTTACCTCCTGGACCCTAAAACCGGCAAGAGGAAGCTCGTAGAGCGGACAGAGCCGGCCCAACCCTCCGATCCCCAACTTGAGGAATTGAGCAATGGCCCTTCTGAGCCGCAAGCGCCTAATCCTGGCGAAAGCTGAATCCACTTACGGCACCGATTCAACGCCGGCCGGTACTGATGCTGTGCTGGTGCGGAATCTAGACATCACTCCGCTGTCTGGTGATCTGGTCAGCCGTGACCTGATCCGCCCCTATCTCGGCAACTACGATCAGCTGATCGCCAAGACTTCCGTGGCGATTTCCTTCGAGGTGGAACTGGCTGGTTCCGGCACCGCCGGCACAGCTCCCCGTTACGGCGCCATCCTCAAAGCTTGCGGCATGTCTGAGACCATCGTGGCCTCGACCTCGGTGACTTACGCCCCCGTGAGCGCCAGCTTCAGCTCCGTGAGCATCTACTTCAACGTGGATGGCGTGCTGCACAAGCTGACCGGCTGCCGTGGCGATGTATCCATGAGCTGTTCCACGGGTCAGATCCCCACGCTGAAATTCAGCATGACGGGCGTTTACAACAGCCCGACCGATACCGCTCAGCCTGCTGTTACCTACAGCGCTCAGGCCACCCCGCTTGTTTTCCGCCAAGGCAACAGCTCGGCGTTCTCGTTCTTCTCCTACAGCGGTGTGCTCCAGTCTGTGGAGTTCAACATGGCCAACAGCATCGTCTACCGCGAGCTGGTGGGTGGCACCAAAGAAGCGCTGATCACTGACCGCAAGCCTGCTGGAACAGTGATGATCGAAGCCGTGTCTATTGCCACTAAGGACTTCTTCACCGCAGCCCTTGGCACCACAACCGGCAACCTCACCTTCCTGCACGGCACAACGGCTGGAAACAGGGTAACCTTCACAGCGTCACAGGTTGATGTTCTCAACCCGACCTACCAAGACCAGGATTCCGTGATGATGCTCAGCGTTCCCTATGTGGCCACACCGACCACGGCGGGCAACGACGAGTTCAGCCTGGCCTACACCTAAAAGGAGCATTGCATGGCATTTATCCGCAAGAAGGTCGCAAGCTACAAATGGCCGGTTGTCGTTGAGGTTCCCTCTGACGGCGGCCGGTTTGAAAAGCAATCGTTTGATGCGACCTTCAAGCGGCTGGGCCGCTCTGAATTCTCCAAATTGGCAGATCAGGGCGACACCCAGTTGCTAGAAGCTGTGCTGGAAGGATGGGAAGGCATCCTCGATGAGGATGACAAAGCCATTCCTTTTACGGCGGCAAACCGACGTGAGTTGTTTGAAGACCCGTACTTCTGTCGCGGGATCATCAAGGCGTACCTCGAATCGCTCGAGGGGGCGCAAGCAAAAAACTAGAGGAAGCTGCAAAACGCTGGGCGAAGGGCGGTGAACGCGACGAGTCCGGTGATGATGCAGCGGTCTTTGGCATGGATCCGGCGGTTCTCGATGAGGGCCAGCCGGATCATTTTGAGGTGTGGGACGACAACTGGGACATCGTGATGATGTTTCTGCGTATGCAAACCCAATGGAACGTAACCATGGGCGGCTACGTGGGCCTCAAGTACGAAGCGCTGCAATGGTTGTGCGGTCTATACTCGGTTGAGGACACTCGCTCCATGCTTGAAGGCATCCAGGTTATGGAACGGACGGCCTTGCTAGTTCTGAACGAGCGGAGCAGCGATGGCTGAACAACATACGAAGGTAACAATTGAGGCTCTTGTCCGCGGAATGGATTCCGTGGATGGGCTTAAAAAAAGCGTCTTGGCGTTGCAGTCTGCAACAACGCCAGCAGCTTCTGAAATCAGCAAACTGCGCGAGGCTGCTGTAACCCTTGGCAGCAGCTCCACGGCGTCAGCGCGTGATGTCAAAACTGCAATTAACGTTCTCAAGGATCTTCAAGAACAAAGCACGTTGACGGGCGCTGGCACTCGTCAGCTCGCAAAGGATATTGGTGCGCTTGAAGGCCGTCTTGATGCTGCTGCAAGCGCTTACGGACGCCTAACAGCGGCGCAAGCGCAAGCCACCAGCAAGGCTCTTCGGGATCCCAACATTGACCCAATGACGGGTCAGCCAAAAATTTATGGCACGCATCAAATCTTCGGTGAGACCCACACGATTCGAGCGTCGCAAGCGTATGGCAAACCAATAGGGCCAGAAGCTTTTGACTACAAAGGCACCGAGGCTGCTGTTGACGCTCTCAATAGCGTCAATCAACGCATTATTGAACTTTCAAGCAACAATCGCATTCAACGTTTGCAGATCAATGAAAAATATAACGCACTTGAGCTTGAAGCTGATGAACGTAAATGGCGTGCTGAATTAAAACTTCAAGATGAAGCCTTCAAGAAAGAGCTGGCTGAATTTGACGCACAGCTTGGCATTCAGGTTGGCCGTAAGGAGCGTGCTGCACAGCGCCTCAAGACGGCTGGCCAAGTCACTGGTGCCATTGCATCCGCAGCGATCTTTGGTGGCCCTGAGGGCGCTCTGGGCGCAGGTATCGGCGCAATTAAAGGTGGCGTGCCTGGTGCGCTCACTGGTGGTGCTATCGGTGCCAGCGTGGGCATCCTGCGCCAACAGCTGACCGAAGCAGCCGATTACGCATCTGAAATTGCTCGGCTGCGCATTGCCCTCAAGGGCGTTAGCACCGATCAAAACGAATTCAACAACAGCTTGAAATTTATTCAAGCGTCATCAGGCCAGTTCCTAACCAGCATTGGTGATGCGACAAAAAATTACACGCGCTTGCAGGCTTCAGTGCGTGGCGCTGGCATGGGTGTCAGCGAAACTCAGAAAGTTTTCCAAGGGCTGAGTGCAGCCATGATTGCAACAGGCGCCAGCACCGAAGACATCAATGGCGCCATGCTTGCCGCCTCTCAGGTGTTCTCCAAAGGCAAGGTAAGTGCAGAAGAATTGCGTGGCCAAATTGGTGAACGTTTGCCTGGTGCATTCACGATCTTTGCGCAATCCATTGGCAAAACACCTCAGCAATTAGATAAGGCATTGCAAAACGGTGAAGTTTCACTGAAAGACTTCATCACGTTTTCAGAGGAACTGTTCAAGCGCTATGGCGAAAGTGCCAAAGCAATTGGTGAGTCACCGTTTGCGTCCAGCATTCGCTTTAAGCTTGCCTTCGACAACATGAAGCTGGCCGCTGGTCAGGCTTTGCAGCCTATCGTCGTGTTGTTCCAAGATTTGGGCACCAAAGCGTTTAATGCTTTTAGCGTGATATTGCAAGGTCAGACAGCATGGCAAAAATCAATTGACGATACATTTGAAAAAATGCGCAAGATGATCGGCGGCATTGCTGGCATTCAGCAAGCAATTGCTGGTTTGATCAAAACAATGATCGTCCTTGGCGGCGTTCAGGCTGGTGTGTTTGTTGCCAGCAATTTGAATATTTTTACCCAAGCCTTGAGAGGTGTTATCGCTTTTACCCGTGAACTGCTAACAGTTGAAAAGGCACTGCTTGCAGTTCAATCGGCTCGCGCTGCCTTTGAAGCAATCCTGGCCGGCCTTGCAACTGGCGCAACAAAAGGCAAGTTGGTTGGCGCACTTTTTGGTGGCGCAGCCGGCATTGGCTTGGCTGTTGGTTTGAGCAAGATTGTTGACGAGATCACCAAAAACGTAATGAACAGCGTTGGTGACGCTTTTAAAGGTTTAAAAATTGAAGACATTGGCGGCAAGTTTGGCGGCAAAGCCGACGTATTGCCACCGGGCCTTACCCAGCAAGACGAGGCCGCGGCTAAAAAAGCAAATAAAGATGCAGCGGAATTTAATCGACTTATTCAAGAAAGTCTTCGCTATAACACCGAAGCCAACATGGTTGGCAAAGATAAACTCAGCCAACTTGATGCCGAGTTAGATCTTGCTAAGCAGCTTAAAAAATACAAAATTGAAGAAGCTCGGCTAACCTCTGATAACGACAAAAACCTTAAGCAACGAATTGCCAATGTAAACGCTGAATTTGAAGCGTTAAAAGCCCGCAATGCGCAAGAACGCAAAGACGCACTGAAGGAGATTGCAGATATTGGTGTTGAGGCAAAAATCTTGCAAGAAAAATTCTTTAAGAAGGCCGACAAGTCCGAAAGTCCTCTTATTAGAGAGCTGAACAATATCAACCTTCAAATTGATGAAGCGGTAAAAAATGCAGATGCGCTCCTTCTCCGGTTGAATAAAACAGGAGGGGTCGATCCTGCAACAGGAAAAGCGCGTGCGGCGCTTGGTGGATTTAAGGCCAAACTTGAAAACCTTACTCCTGGCCAAAAAAATGCAATGGCATCCGGGAACTTGCTTACCGATGACATTGCATCCCTTAAGCAACAGATTGAACAATTGCGTTCTGCTGGAAGTGAATTGAAGACATTGGATAAGCTGGTGCAAAAATACGGGGAAGACTGGAAAAATCTTGACCCGACCCTTCGTTCACAAGCTGAGGCATTGGCCAATCAAGTGGATCACTTGCGTCAAATGCAGCAAATCACTGATTCCATTGCCAATAGTCTTGGTACTGGTTTGACCAGTGCGTTTGATGCTTTGATTGAGGGAACTCAAAACTGGGGCAACAGCTTGCGTCAGATTGCAGCAACAGTTCTCAAAGACATTGCTAAACAATTGATCAAGATCCTGGTGATTGACCAGGCTATCAACGCATTCAAGTCAATCTTTAATTTTGGCGGTGGGGGCGGAAGTGCAGCTGCCGGCGGGACCATGTATGCCGCTAACGGAATGATTGCCGCCAACGGCATCCAGCCCTTTGCGATGGGTGGTGTTGTCACCAGCCCCACGCTGTTCAAGTTTGCCAACGGCGGCACCATGCGCAACGGCCTTATGGGTGAGGCTGGTCCCGAGGCCATTATTCCCCTCAAGCGTGGCGCTGATGGCAAGCTTGGCGTTGCAGGCGGCGGCAGTGGCACCACTAACGTCACGGTGAACGTAGACGCCAAGGGCAGCAGCGTGCAGGGCGACTCTGGCAAGGGCAATCAGTTGGCCAGGGTGGTTGCAGCAGCGGTGCAGCAAGAGATGATTAAGCAGAAACGGCCTGGTGGCCTCCTGGCGGCATAACGATGGCGACTTTTACTTACACACCCAGTTTTGAAGCCACCGAGAGCAGCAAGCCTCGGGCGCATAAGTTTCAGGCTGGTGATGGCTATGAACAGCGCGTGCGGTTCGGGCTGAATACAGACCCGAAGGAA